ATTATTATTTTTAGAATATAAAACAGGTCAAATACCCAACTACAAACCATGCAGCGTATTTTATAATGGCTGGCAATGCTTCAATTATGTCATTGAAATCTGCCACCCACATTTTTAATTTATCTAACATTCTATTGACTCCTTCTGATACTAAATCAGTAAATTCTTTCATTTTTTCCAAACTGTAACGGCTTTTTCTGCGCTTCGGCCTACTACATATCCACCAAGACCTATTTTCAATAAATCCCACATATCAGGCGGTATTTCAAGCATTGGTGCGTTGTCCATAAACAACGAAAGATATGGGTAGATAATGTAGTTGTTAGCGATAATTATTCCAAACAAAAGCATAATGCAAGGTCGCCAGTTTGACGTTAGCCACGACTTGCTTTGTGCCTCTGCAATTATGATGTCAGCCTGTTTTTCAAACTCTTTAAATGATCCATCAGCAATCATTGATTGAAACTCAAGCTGTGCTTCTTGCTGTTTCTCTTTATCAGGAAATAGTCGTTTTATAAGTGTATTAGCTAATGGTGCAATTACGTTTAACATTTTAATCTCCTATTTCCAAAGACAGGGAGCTTGGCTACATATACCAACGCTACCCAAAGCATATACTTCGTTTCTTTCGATTGGTTTACACATCGGTCTAATGTAGCTTACATTTTTACCTTTATATTCAACTCTTAACCTTGCTCTGAATCCTTCACTTAATCTGTGTTTCTGACATTCTATTGCTGTTTCAAACTCCAAACCAGTTGGCTTTATATCAACCCTTCCAGATGAATTGTAAAAGTAAATAATAAGTACAATTATCCATTTCATTCTATTTCTTCTGGATTAATAAATTGCCCATATTTTTTTACTTCTAAATGGCAATGCGGTGTGATGCCTTCATATCGTTTTGTTAAATCCTGAACAGTTCCGATAGGTGTATCTGTCTCGGCATATTCATCGACCTTAACTAAAGGTTCTAGGTAGAAATAACGATAATCGAAACCATCAGATGAAATTTGAACATATCTGAAACTTTGGTCATCTCCATAAGGATAGCCAATTTTAGTTACTAAGCCTGATTTTATCGGAAGTATGTGCATCCCAACCGGGCAAGCATAATCAATTCCTTTGTGCAGTCTATTGCCTCGTGGTGCGCCATAATAACCAGCACCATGCTTATCGTGTTGTCTAACAAGTAACTTAGCTTTCATCTAAAATTTTCAACCTCTTTTTCTCATTACGATAATTAAGGTGTTTATAGATAGTCGATATTATCAATGCAATAAAAGCAATGCCAATCGAGATTAGTGCGGAAAAGTGGTCTAAAACTGAAGCAATACAACCCCAAGAGCTACATCCATATATTACAAAATCCAAGCTCTTAACAACCTCGTGTTTATACATTTATTCTTCTTCTTTATTATGCCTTACTGTAAAATCACTATCAGAAGCCCAATATTCTTCTTCTGATATATTGTTCCTTTTTGGATGACGGACTCTAAAATATTCATATATAAGATCGTGTTTAGTTCTTTTCGCCCACCACAAAATAGCTGAGTACAAATATAGAATTACCATAGGCGCACAGATTGCACCAAATATAACTAAATTATATCTATTAGACTCGTCAATATAAATCCACTTTTCAGTAAAGCTCTGCAATAAAAGTTGAAAAGCTGAACCCGCTAAAACACCAATGACACATGACCATATAAGACTTTGTTTGTATGTCCAATGTTTGTAAGGGTTATCAGAGCGCCAAAGTTTCTTGACTATGGTGATTAGAAAAACACCAAAAATTCCGCTTATTATTAATGGAAAAAAGAGTATGAGGGCATAGATGTATAGAGGTACATCAGTCACTAGGTTTACTCGGCCACGTTATGTTATCTACATCACTCTGAGTAGGTATGTCTCTTAAATCCTGTCTATATTTCTTTTGTGCATCAGTCATAGTCAAATCTGAAGATGCCCACCAATCACAATCTAGTAGTAACGCATCACGTTGACTTCTTATCTCAGCCCATTTTTGTTCCTCAGTTGGTTTAGATGCTTCAATTTGGTCTAATTCTGATTGTGTATATGACCTTTCGGTTTTTTTACCTGTGGAAACATTATATTCTTCTACATCTGCCATTTTATTATCCTCTACTCAAATTGAACACCAATACCACCAGCGTCAAAGGTATTAGTGCCTGTATTTTTAATTCTAAGCATATCTAATGTACCAGAAAGGGGAACTGAACCAGCATATTTACGATTGTTAGAAGCACTCGCTGAATCGAACACTTGTCCTCTGCTTACCCATACATTATTTGTTGCATCTTCTAACCAAAATTCTAATACACCCTGTCCTGTATAAGAAGCGTTCCAACTATTAAATTGAAAACCAGCACCTAAATTTATCGCAGCACCACCATTATCGTAATCCGCACCACCCAGATAACCAGATGTAGTTGGACTGCCACCAGTACCTAGTTGAACCATTGGTTTTTCTGTGCCATTAGTGCTTACACCAGCAAGCAAAAGTGTTACTCTTTTAACTCCAGGTGGTATTCCAGTAACATCGTAAGACTGCGCTCCAGAGGAAGTATCAATTTCAGCATTTAATGTGATACCACTTATTCTATTGTCTACTCCAGTATCACCTGTGTAATATAATGAACATGGAGCATCTGACTTAGTCCAGATTTGTCCGTTACCAGCGACATCAGTTCCAGCAGCAGCTCCTTCTGTAATAAATAATCCAGTATTGGTTATCTTACTCATAAGTCCTGTACCTCTTTAATAACTGCTTCCATACCTTCTTTAAGTTTATCAACATCGGAAGCACCAGTAATCTTAGTGTTTTTCGTAGCATCTCTTGCTAATTTCTTTTTATCAGCTACCGCCTTTTTAGCATCAGCATCACTATCTTCATCAGCACGTTGGTATGCAATATCTAGTTCTTGAAACTTAGGAGTTCTAGCTTGTCTTACTTTATCCTTTGCTACATCTTTAGCTTTGTCTAAATCAATTTCAACACTCTTACCTTGTTCAGTTACCCAAGCGTTACGGAATATTCTGTCACTAGGAACTGTATCAACATCAACAACATTCGCTGAGTCTTTGCAATTTTCAGGAACAACTTTTTTAAGTAAATCGTCCATTGTTCCACTATATTGCGGTGCTGGAATAACAACACAAGTTTCTCCATTTTCGCCTTGATATACTATTCTTTTATCACTCATTATTGCGCTCCTAACATCATTACCATGATATGCGTACAATCAATAGCACCACCACCATCGTTCACAGTTTGAATTTTGAGTGCGCCAGCAGCGGGAGCAGCGTTTCCTGTACCGACAAAATGAGTCGTTGTGTTATCAGTTCCACACATACCAGCAGCGACATAATTAGCTGAACCAAAATCAGTATCTATATTAATTGTATAAACTCCAGTTCCATGATCTGTAACACTAGCGATATTAAAACTAGCATTACCTGTGCCTATACTTCCTGATGCACCATTAAAATCTATCCAAGCTCTAACTATCCCACTATTTATTGCTGCTGGAGTATTACTATTACCACCACTCGCATCTTTGAGGTTGGTGCAATTTACGTCTGTGACTGTTAGGTCTGTGCTTGATAATGTTGCCATATTCTACCCCTTTGGATGCTTGTCTTTGACAGCTTTGATTGTTTTCTTCCATTCATCAATGCCATTATGGTAGATTTCATCTAACTGCTGTTTTATTTCTGGATATTCTTTTTTGCGTTTTTCAACATATTGCATCGCAATTACTTTTGCTAAGATTACATCTTTAGCAATAACATCTCCTTTATTCCATGTAATTCTATCAGGATCATTATTAATTACCGATACATCTGCATCGGGATTTAATGCCATGATAGCTTCTATCACACTACCTGTTTCTAGATAACTCACGCTGCCACCTCTATTAATATTATCGTTGATTTTCCAGCAGAACCAGAATCATTGCGCTGTACATTGATCGTCCCGGATTGGTCGAACCTGGACATTTGTGTCTTATATAC